ACGTCACCTTGCCAACTTTAGTCAAAGGAGAGGATCCTGACTATTCTAGATCTATGGCGATCACGTTCAGTGAGCGCGACACGAGTGCAGGAGTCCGTCACTGGCGTTCGCTTTCTAAGCAAGAGCGTGATCTTGTCTTAGATCACATCCGATCCTTAGAGGATCTGTACGATGTCGATCTAAGTGAGAAGGAGCTCCGAGAAGACTATGCGGCACGCGATATCCTTTCGATCTCCTATTATCTAGGAGTTCAGAAGGCTCATAGGCCCGTGCGCTGTCGAACTGCTCCTGGATTCCATGCGGCAAAGTCATCCCACGGACAGAAGGATCCGATAAAGGATCCATTTAAGCTCTTCTTTTCGATGACCATCTCGGATGCACACGCGTGGGCGTTAGATAGATGCAGAGTTAAGAACCGGTTGTTCTCTTATTGGCTACTAGAGAGCCAGAAGCGGCCGATGGATATTGCTACGTATATCAGAACAGGCAACTACGATGACTTCAAAAAGCGTACAAGTAGATAGAGCTCAACTTCTGGACGCACTGACCTTCGTGTCTGGTGCACTGTCTCAACGAGAACTGATTCCCATCCTGTCCGCGTTTTGTTTTGATGCAGATCTCGGGATGGTTGTTTGTTTTGACGACACCGTCACCATGTGCTCCAAGTGCCCAGATCTTGGTGGATTTCATGGAGGGCTTTCTGGGAGCGTGGTCCTTCCTTGGATTAAATCTCAACGAGGGGAGTCGATTAAGTTTACTTACGACGACGCAACGGTTACATTGACTTGCGGACGTAGCACGATCAAGGTCCCCGTCCTACCTGCTAGCGACTTTCAGTTTCAGATCCCTGAAGCTGATCCAAAGTATAAGGCAAAGGATGAGGAGGGGAGTTTCTTGTCCGCGTTGCGTTTTGCAAACGCTTCAGCAGGCACGGACCCGGCCCACTCCTGGCGCCTCGGGGTCACGTTGGACTTCTTCAAGGGAGGTTGCGAGTTGCTGTCGTCCGACAACATGACAGTCTCAACGACGGAGTGCGGACTTCAAAGCGTTGGGCTCTTGAACAGCTCCGTCGTATTGCCTGGTCCGTTTCTTTCGGCCGTCTTGTCTGCAAAGCAGGCTCCGGTTGAGTGGATATTCGCATTAGATCAGGTTGGAGCAATCTATCCAGACCGCGGCATCTACTGTCGAGCCCTAGGTCTTGGATCTCCGCACAAGCATCGAGCGGTCTTGGAAGGATTCCAATGGAAGACCTTCTGCAAGATTCCAGAAGACCTAAAGAGTGCGTTAAGTGATGCGTCCCTTGTGTTTCTCAGCAAGGAGGAAGACGTTGTCTCGTTGATCGTTAGCAAAGAAACGCTAACGGTCTACGCCAAGACAGATCGTGGAGAGTCCAGATCTGTTCTGGAGTACTCTGGATCTGGCAGTCTCGAAGTCAAGGTAAGTATCGCCTCCTTGATGAAGCATCTCGAATCTTGCAAAGGGATCAATATCACAGGCTCTGCTATCCAACTTCGTGGAGAACTCGGCGACCGTTTGGTGGCCGTATTAGGGGAATGACATGAAGGGTGGATTCTTTACAAGACAAGATCTAAAAGACGCCATAGTTAAACCTAAGCGCGAGCTTCCTACCTCTACGATCGAGGCGATGGGGCATCGGGCTGTTGCGCACTTGAATCCAAAGGCAGCGACTCCAAACATGCCTCACGTCGGATGTGAATCCGGCCCGTGCGATATCTATGTGCTTGGCTCGCACCCAAGCCCGACGGAGGACGCCAAGGGCGAACCATGGTGTCATGAGCTTGGTCGCCCCTACAAGTCCGCGCTACGAGGCGCACGCGTGCGGTGGGGACATGTTTGCAGGACGGCAACAAAGGGTGACGAGCTTCCGGAGCCTGTCCAGCTTGCGGCTTACATGCCTGCGCTTGTAAAGGAGATCAATCAGTATAAGCCTAAAGTGATCGTCGCTTGTGGGAGCTTTGCATTCGAGGCGTTCCAGCCAGGGCTTGCCTCTAACCTCAAAGGGGACGTCACACTTCATCGCGGACGCGCATTTCCTGTCCGTGTCGGAGCTCACGAGTGCTGGCTCTGGGTGACTGCAGATGCAGAGCAGCGTGCAAAGTGGATTGAGAAAGGTAACAAGTCGTGTTCGGATGGCAAGGAGTGGCAACGCTTCCTTGACGAGGATCTAAAACGAATCCCTCGTCTCGTGAAACAGGAGCTTCCTGTTATGCCTCCGCATGACGCAGATGCGATCTTGAAATCGATCAAGACGACACTTTGCCTCACTGAGGACCAAGCGGTGAACGAACTCCAAAACTTCTGGGAGTCTCTTGGTCCAAAGGATCTGGTTGCGTTCGATTATGAGACTGTCGGAGTCCGTCCCTACGAGACCGGAGCGCTCGTCCGAAGTTTTGCACTGCGATCCGAGTCGTGGGTGATTGCGGTTCCTCTCGATTTTGTTGGATTCAAGAAGTCTGCAACTTCGCGCGAGGACATATTGGACATCTTGTATGTGATTCTGAAAGATCGTCCAGTCATTGTCCACGGTTTAGAGTTTGAGTGCGAATGGACGACGTTCTTGTTTGGGACACACGGCGCACGTCTGTCTAAATGGCACTGCACACTCATGCAGGAGTACGTCCTCGGAGCGCGGGTATCTGGCACGCAAAGCAGAGAGAGCGAGGGGCGTGTGTCCGGCCTGTCTCTGGACTACGTGTGCCGCTGTTATCTCGGACTCCCGTTGAAATCTCTGACGGGCTTGGACGCAGGTGATCAGAACGTAACACTTGGGGATCTTCTAAAGTACAACGCTTTGGATGCTTTTGCTGCGTACGAAGTTTGGATCGAGCAGCAAGATCTAATCTCTCAACGAAAACTGTCCTCGGTGTACCGCGAGCAGGTAGACACGGTTCCGGCGGTCGTCCTTTCTCAATGGGAAGGACTCCCGGTTTCACAAGAGAAGCGCATTGAGCTTTCTTCTCGATACAACTCCGAGATTGAAGAGATTGTCGAAAAGCTCTACGGAGAGGACGAGGTAAAAGAGTATCAAAAGAAATATGGGAAGTTCAATCCAGGGAACGATGAGCACATATTAGCACTCTTTGATAAAGTGCTAGGGATCAAACTAACCAACACGAGAGCTGAGGTGTTGGCAGAGTACAAGGACACGAGCTACGTTGCGAAGTACGTAGTGGACCTTCGCAAGAAGCAGAAACTCCTCAGCACGTACGTTCTTCCATACGATCCAAAGCACGAGAAGTCCATCCTTTGGCCGGACGGTCTTGTGCATTGCAAGATAAACACTGCTAGGACCGCCACGTCTAGAACGTCTGCTGAAGCGCCTAATGTCCAGAACTGGCCAAAGCGCGACGAGGAAGCAAAGGAAGTTCGTGAGGTCATCCAAGCTCCTCCTGGCTTTGTCTTCTTAGCTTTCGACTATGCGCAGATCGAGGCTCGTGTGCTTGGAATGGCTGCTCGCGACAAAGTCTTCTGCAACATGCTTTGGGAGGAGTACGATGTTCACGAGGCGTGGGCTATCAAGTGGAAGTCCCTTATAGGATCAAAGCTCGATATCAAGAAGCTTCGTAGCATCATCAAGAATAAGCTCGTTTTTCCGTGGTTCTTCGGAGCTGGTGTTGAGTCCGTTGCTCGCAATATGGGCGCGGACGTTGATCTTGTCGAAGTCCTGCGCGAGGAGTTCAAGGACACGTTCCACGAGTCCTTCTTATGGCAAAAGCGACTGGTATCCGCTTATGAAAAAGATGGATACGTGTCTACGTTGCAAGGACAGCGTCGTTACGGCCCGATGACGTACAACATGAAGATCAATATGCCGATCCAAGGGACGGCTTCTCGTATCGTGCTGAACGCGTACAAACGCGTTAGTCGCGAAGCGTACGAGAAGAAGAAGCCATACCTTGCTCCACGACTCGTCATCCACGACGACCTCACGTCCTTAGTTCCGGAAAGCTCGGTAGATGAGGCTGTCGAGTTTACCGGACGAAGGATGGTCCACACTCCGTACGACTTCGTGAACGTACCACTTGAGGTGGAGTGTGAGATAGGATCAAACCTCGGCGAGATGAAGAAGCTCGCTAAGATTCATTCCGAGAAGAAAGACATCCAATGGACCAAAGCTTGACCACAAAATACCGTCCAACAACTTTTGATCAGGTTGTAGGTCAGAGTCATATCGTAAAGCCACTTGCTCGTCTTATCAAGGAGCGTAAGAAGCACGCGTTTTGTTTCACCGGTCCTAGCGGGACAGGAAAGACCACGCTCGCCCGCATTTGCGCTTCTGAGCTTGGGGGCGCAAGCGAGTTGAAAGAGATCGACGGTGCAACTCATACAGGGATCGACGAGTGGCGTGCGATACGATCCACTCTAAGCTACGTCCCAATCGGCGGCAAAGGCCAGTGTCGGCCCTTGATTCTGGACGAAGCTCATCGCCTCAGTAAGCAAGCTTGGGACAGCCTACTGAAAGATATAGAGGAGCCACCGGCTCACGTATTCTGGTTCTTCTGCACAACCGAGCCGGACAAAGTCCCTGTCGCAATCCGGAATAGATGTTCGACATTTGATCTTCGTAGCGTCTCCGCGGATGATATGTTTGACATGATCTGCAAGGTTTGCGATCAAGAGAAGCTCGATACGTCCGATGAGATTCTTGATCTGATTGCATCCAAGTCCGAGGGAAGTCCACGACAAGCTTTGGCCTATCTCGAGGTTGCGCATGATGCCAAGACAGTAGCGGATGCGGCGAAGCTCATGCGCAATGCGGAACAGGGCGGAGCACCGGTCGACATTGCTCGCGGGCTGCTGAAGGGCAACTTGAGGTTTACGGACGCCGCGCGTATGTGCCAAGCGATGCAGGACTCGATGCCCGCCGAGACGATTAGACGTATCGTTGTTGCGTTCTTGTCCAAGTGCCTCTTTGGATCCAAGAGCGATAAGGACGCAAAGAAGCTTGTCGAGATCTTAGTCGTGTTGAGTACTCCGTTCCCAAGCGATGCCAAGGCAGCGGAGTTTTTGATCCCGCTTGGAAAGGTTTTACTCAATGTCCGATGATTACAAACAACTCCGAGAGCGTTTGTCCATCGACAGATCCAATATCTCGGACGAGGTGGAACAGACCCCGCGTCTGCTTCACCGCGTCTTGTACCTGACAGCACGCGCACGCGCTGCGCTCGACCAAGCAGAGCGGGAAAAGAGCCGAGCGATGCACCGCATTGGAGCGGCCTACCGTGATCGCGCGAAGCGAGATGGATTGGCTGCGACAAAAGATGCTGTCGACTCCTATGTCCGGGCTTCGAGGGAATACGAAGAGCCGTGCGACGAGGTGATTGCTTGTCAAGAAGCTCTGTATCTTTGGGAAGCACTGGCGGAAGCTTGGAGAGCTCGCAGTTTTACACTTCGAGATCTGGTGAAGCTAGATCTTGTCGAGCGCGAGCGCACGTACATAACGGAGCCGTCACAGAGACGATCACTGTCTGAACAACAAGAGCCAAGGAAACGAGAAAGATTGACATGACTTTTCAATACAGAAAACGATCTGATTCCGCTGTCAAAGAGGCGTCGTCCGTCCAAAACACGAAGTTCTTTACTTGGATCAAACCGGGAATCAAGATCTTTACACCGACAAAGCCAACGCACGTGATCCGTGTGCTCCCGGCAACGTACGACGGTCCAATCCGATCTTTCGGAAAAGAAGTTGTACTACATTCCAACGTTGGACCAGACGAGCGGAACGTTCTCTGCCTCAAGGCAATGAAGGGGGAGCCAGATCCAGTCGAAGAGTTACTCGAGGATGCTCGCGCACGAGGCAAGGCTCAAGAGCCATGGGCTAAGTCACTCAAGGCAAAGGTCCGCGTTGCGACGTGGATTATCGACCGCGACGACGAAGCAGCGGGACCGCAACTCTGGCCGATGGCTCAGCAGACAGACGCGTCCCTGAATCGCAAGTGTCTGCACGAGAAGTCCGGACGTGTCGTCGAGATCGAGCATCCGGACAAAGGACATGACGTCGAACTGGTCACGACGAAAGATAACAACGGTTACACCGTCTACGATTTCGAGATCGCTTCTCGTTCATCCTACCTCTCAGAGGATGAAGATCAACAAGAAGAGTGGCTGGAATATATCACCAAGAACGCACCAGACAAGATTCTTGTATTTGATTCTTACGATGAGATCGCAGCGATGCTCAAGGGTGTCGGTGGTTTGCCTGCGAAGTCCGCGGACAGGGAGCAGTTCAGCAGGAGTTCAAGGCGTGGAGCTCCTGTAGAGGAGTTTGGAAGCGAGCTGCCTTCGTGGGCCTCGGATAAGGAGCCCGAAGAGAAGCCACGTAGCCGTCGCGCACCGGTGGAAGAAGCACCGGATCTACGTTCGGATGTCGCTTCTCGTTCTAGCCGTCGAGCTGCTCCGGTGGAAGAAGAACCGGAAGAGAAGCCACGTAGCCGTCGAGCTGCTCCGGTGGAAGAAGAACCGGAAGAGAAGCCACGTAGCCGTCGAGCTGCTCCGGTGGACGAGGAGCCAGAAGAGAAGCCACGTAGCCGTCGAGCTGCTCCGGTGGACGAGGAGCCAGAAGAGAAGCCACGTAGCCGTCGAGCAGAGCCGGAGGAGTTGTCCGAGCCCGAGCCTTCGTCTCGCCCAACACGACGTGAGGCGCTGTCTAAGCGCTCTCGTGATCCAGAACCCGACCGTGATGTTGAAGCAGAAGAAGTCGAAGACCGTGCGCCACGACGAAGGAGACGCGCTTGAGCAGACAACGACTCATAGAGGACGATGACGCAGAGTTGGCACCGACCGCGGCTTCGTACTTCTTGAGCGAGCACACGGAGACGTTCTCTTCTGGGTGCACCGTGTTGGACTGCGCCCTCGGAGGTGGATGGCCACTGAAGAGAATGTTCAACATCATGGGCGATAAGAGTACAGGAAAGACCTTACTAATGATCGAAGCGTGTGCTCAGTTCTTGCGTCATCACAAGAACAAAGCGAGAGTTATCTATGCAGAGGCAGAGGCCGCGTTTGATGCTGCTTATGCGGAGGCTCTCGGCTTGCCTGTCGATCGTATAGAGTTCCTTGAAGACGACCGACAAGTTCGCACGGTTGAGGATCTTGAGAACGCGCTCAAACAGACGATCGAGAGCGCGAACGGTCTTCCGACTCTATTTGTCGTGGACAGCTATGACGCGCTTTCGGACGACGCAGAGCTTGCACGAGACACCGGAGACAAGGCTACCTACGGCACGGCAAAGGCCAAGTTCTCGTCCACGATGTTCCGGAAGTTGATAAAACAACTTCAGGACAAGAATATCACGCTCGGGATCGTCAGTCAGATACGCCAGAACATTGGAGTATCTTACGGGTCAACCTACGTGCGGTCTGGAGGCAAAGCTTTGGACTTCTACGCGACGCACATAGTCTATCTTCAAAAACTCAAATCTTTGAAGAAGACACGTGATGGAATTGATCGCATATACGGTGTCACCGTGCGTGCGAAGGTTGAGAAGAACAAGCTCTCGATGCCTTATCGTGAGGCTGAGTTTCCGATCCTCTTTGGGTACGGAGTCGAGAACATGATCTCGATCGTTGATTGGCTTGTGACAAACAAGCGACACTCTGGCGCCTTCGAGTCTGAGAAGGAAGCGGCTGCGCTGCTTCGCCGCCTAGATAAGATGTCAGCTTCCGAGTATAAGCGAGAGGAGGGAAGGTTGATCGGCATTCTCCGCAAGGAGTGGAAGCATGTCGAGAGCTTGTTCATCCCGCCTCGGTGTAAGTATGGGGAAGCTGAGTAAGACAAAGGGCGGAGCCTACGAACGGAAGACGTGTGTAGTGCTGTCCCTCTGGGCGTCTCGTGGCGCTCAGGAGGACTACTATTGGCGCTCTGCCATCTCGGGCGGTAGGGCTACGCTGGCGTCTCGCAGGGGCAGGACGTCCAGCGTCGTTCACCATGTCGGCGACATGGTCTGCACTAATGCGAAGGGCGAGTTTCTTCTAGACATATTTCAGATCGAGTGCAAGTGCTATGAGGACTTCTTCTTTGAACGTTTGGCCCATGGCAAGGATGGGCGCATGGAAGCACTATGGAGTCCGCTGATCCGTCAAGCTGCTATGTTCCGCAAGCTCCCGCTCCTGATCGGAAAGCAGGACGGGCAGACGGATCACGTTATGTGTACGAAGTCAAGCTTGGACCTTATCCAAGCTTGCAGCGATAAGCCGCTACCTGTTACCGCGCACTTTCCACTCTGGGATTGCTTCGTCTTCAAGCTCCGAGACTTCCTTGTGCAGGTTGACCCGGACAAGATGCGCAAGCACGCGGAGAAAGAAAAACAGATCGCTGAAAACAGAAATAGACGATCTGTTTTCTAATCTTCGTGCGTATACTGTAGCGTGGAGAGTGGATTCATTCTAACTGCGGATACGCATCTGAGCGACTCAGCTCTTGCCGAATACAGATGGGACCTATTCAGGTTCTTGAAGGAGACCGCAAGAGCACAAGGTGTGAACGAGATCGTCGTCGCCGGAGATCTCGTAGATAAGAAAGACCGGCACCCCGCGTCGTTTGTGAACCGTCTGGTAGACGAAGTTCTCAATCTCGCGGATCAGGGTCTTTGCATTACAATCATGAGTGGAAACCATGATTACACGGATCCGGCATGTCCGTTCTTCTCGTTCCTTCATGGCGCTCATGAGAACGTCCGCTATCTGATCAAGCCGAGCTCCTTGCGCATTGGCGGCGTGCACTGTCTGTTGATTCCGCATAGTAAGAACGGCATTGCTTGCAAGACACTTCCCCGTGAAGGTTGCTACGACGTCGTGATCTGCCATCAGACGTTCAAGGGCGTGCGTGTGAACGGTCGAGAGTTGGATGGACTCTATGTGGACAGGATGAGTCCGGAAGCTGTTGGATCTGCACGCGTGTTCTCTGGAGATATTCACGAACCGCAAAAGGTTGGGAACGTCCAATATATCGGAGCTCCCTACCACGTGGTATTCGGCGACTCCTATCAAGGACGTGTGCTTCATGTGCACTCAACCGGATACGAGGCTATCCCCTACGTAACGGCTCCAAAGAAGCACAACATCCGTATCACTGCAAATGAGATCGATTCGAATTGGACTTCAGAGATCTACGATGGAGACTTTGTCCGCGTGCATTTAGTACTGGCTCCAGCCGAGGCTCTCGACGTTAATGCGCTGCGAGATCGTGTGCGCAAGAGGTTGAAGAATGTGATCTCGTGTGGCGTACTTGTCGAGGTTGCGGCCCCGACAAAACGCAGACGAGTATTTGAGGAGGCGACGTCATGGGACGATAAGAGTATCTTCGCAAGATACTGTTCATCGAATGGCGTGTCCAGGGAGTTGACCAAGTTCGCTGAGGAGGTTTATGGCCTTTAGACTCAAAGGCTGGTCGCTCCAAGGGTTCCGTTCTTGGGCAAAGGACAGCATCTTCCATGTCCCAAAGACTCCGGGCTTGTACGCCATACAAGGCGTCAATGAGGTTGCTCCAGAAAAAGGAGCCAATGGTGTCGGGAAGTCTCAATTGATCGATGCACTTGTTTGGTGCTTCTACGGCAAGACGGTTTGTGGACTTCGTGGTCCACAAGTGAAATCTTGGATAGCCGACGAACCGACGGTCGTCGCTGTCGATTTTGAGAAGGACGGACTCTCGTTCTCACTAACGAGAACGCAAGATCCAAACTCTTTGAACTTGTCGGAGGGATCTGAAGATCCGAAAGTTGTAGATCAGGAGCAGGTGGACAAGCTGATCGGTATGACAGTGGATCAGTTTATGGCGACCGTGGTGTTGTCTGCTTGGGGTCGACCGTTCCTTGAGCTCGGTGCAACCGATAGGCTCAACGCTCTTAGTCGTGTGCTGCGCTTGGACGCTTGGGAGTCCAGGGCCAAGCACGCGAAGGACATGTCCAGCGCTGGCGAGCGCGTCTTGGCAGACATGCGAGAGGCTGTCCAGAAGTTGTTATCCGAGATAGATACAAGGGAGGACGTACTCCAGCGAGCCCGCGATGCGTTATCCGTCTGGGAAGAGGACCGATCTTCCAGAGTGAAAAAGTTAAGCAGACTTGTCTCTGCTACAGAAAAAGATCTTGATGCTCTTTACGTATCACTCCGTCATATCGAGAAGCGTCATATAGACGCGATGGAAGAGGCTAAGCGTATGCGAGGGGAGCTCGCTCCTCAAAAGGAGCGGATCAAGTCCGTCGAGGACGACTTGATCTCTGCTAAGAGTAAGCACGTCAAGCTTTTGGATAAGAAGAAAGACCTAAAAGATGCCCTAAAGGAAATGGAGTCTTTAGAGGGAGCTGAGTGCCCTTGCTGCCGTCAGCTTGTGCGCGGACCTCATGTTGAGAAGGTCTTAGTGCTACTCCAGGACGACTTGGAATATTTAGAGGTTGACATAACAAAAGCAGCAACCGTCGTCCAAGAGACGTCACACCTCCTTAGTGTGCTCCGCAGCCGTTTGGTCGGTTGTGAACGTGGGCACGAAGCGAAAGCAGAAGCTTGCAGAGCAATCGACGCCGAAAGGCGAATGACCATCTCAAAGATTGAGATCCTTCAGGAGCGTGTGCGTGCCCAGAAAGCAGAACATAACGCTTTGCTGAAGGAGTCCTGTCCTCATGAGCAGACGATAGAGCACCAGACGGAGGCTTCGAGTGTTGCTCGTAAAGAGTTAGACCGCGTGTCCGGTTTATTGGATATAGAGACGAGACGGGTTGCGTGCTTCCAGGAGCTTGCGAAGACGTTCAAAGATCTACGTCTGAGCGTATGCGAAGAAGCTATGCACTCTTTCAGTGCTTCGATGTCCTCCGCACTTGAGCAGCTTGGTCTTTCTGGATGGCGCGTCGAGGCTTCGTTGGATCGTCCAACTAAGAAAGGAGGAGAGGGAGCTAGAGGCTTCCAGCTTTTGATCCAATCTCCGGTATCCCCGGAGTGGGTCCCATGGGAGACTTGGAGCGGTGGGGAGCGGCAAAGGCTTGTGCTGGCCGGGTCCGTGGCGTTCAGCGACATTTCCTGCTCTCGGTTAGGCGTGGAGCCTTCGTTGGAGGTTTGGGACGAGCCTACCAATCATTTGAGCGTCGAAGGTACTGAAGATCTATCTATGTTCTTGAAAGATAGATCTACAATAAAAGAGAGGGTTGTCTTGTTTATAGATCACCGAACACTGGACTTCGGTGTGTTTGATGGATCGTTTACGGTACGCGGTACCGCGCAAGGCTCCGTCCTTGCTTGACTTCTTCGTTAGCGGTTAGCGCGCAAATGCTTGACTTCCTCAAGCATAGGCTTTGAACGTCTGTTATCTTTTGGGTATGCCGCGTGAGCGCATATTTGAAGATCAAAAGACGTATCACTTTGCGCAGATACGAAAAGTCAACGAGCCGACTCTTGATCTAGTTGAAGAGTTCTGCACACGCGTTGCGCAAGGTATGCCCGCGACGGCGGTGTGTGACTACTTAGGGATCCGGGATAGCGTGTTCCAGCACTGGCGACGGCTAGGGACCAGCTATATTGACGGGCGTCCACTTGCCGGGGCTTCTGAGATCCATGGGATCTTCGTGAGCGGGCTGAAGCGAGCTTGCGCAGAGTGGATTGATCAGCGTGTCCAGGGAGTTCAGAATAACGCAGCTACGTGGTTTCGAGATCTCAAGTTATTGCAGATCCGAGATAGGGGTAACTTCTCAGAAACAGTCCAAGGCGGGCAAGACGATCAGGTCGATCCAAACGAGAGCTTCCTCTAATGTCCTTTTTCTTTGACAACATGGCAGACGCGGTCAACCGCGACGTTCATTTGGCGGACGGCATCGCTCAGAAGTTCTGGAGGACTGAGGATCCGATCTGGGTAGAGGACCCGGAGACTAAGGCTCGTCGTGTGACGGTGGGTGGTATGTGGCCCACGGCTCGGGCATGGTGGGAGGATGACCACTTTATCAAAGTCCTCGTGGGTGGGTTTGGATCTAGCAAGACGTTCAGTCTTTGCAAACGGATGATCGCTCTTGCTTTACAGAACGCCCCTGCTCCGGTCGCTGTCGTCAGCCCGGCGTTTACCATGGCCATGAAGACCGTGGTACCAACGATCAAGCTCTTGCTTACAAACAAAAGATCGTTGTATGGCCGAGCGTTTTGGTGGAGGTATGTCCAGAATCCAATCCCATGCTTCACCATTCGGTACCACGGGAGGACAGCAACGATCTGGGTCATCTCCAGCGACAATCCAATGAGTATGCGCGGACCGAACCTTGCGGCTGCTGGAGTAGATGAGGCATTCATGCACCCTCGTGCGGCCTATGACGAGGTGATTGGACGCGTCCGTGAGCCTACCGCCGTTCACCGCGAGATCTGCTTAGTAGGCACTCCCGAGAACCTATCTAATTGGGGATACGAGCTCTGCACTGGAGAGTTGGGGAATCCAGATGATATCGGTATCCACACGATAAGCACGCTTGAGAATAAAGTCCTTCCAGATTCGTTCATCGCAAACATGGAGGCCACGTATAGCTCCAAAGTTTTGCAGGCTTATCGGGATGGACGGTTTACGGACATGACTGAAGGTCAGGTCTACTACGAGTACGACCATCTGTCGAACGTTGTAGATCTTCCTATCCCAGAATCTGCAAAGCTTGGGGTCGGTATGGACTTCAACGTGAATCCAATGTCCGCTGTTGTTTTCTGGCACGCTGGATCGCATATCCACTTCTTTGAAGAGATCCAACTTCAGAACAGTGGCACGGATGCAATGTGCCACGAGCTTCGCAAGCGCTTTCCGAAGCTCCGCGACGTCTACCCGGATGCCAGTGGTGCGGCCCGCAAGACAGCTACACCGCAAACAGACTTCACGATTATCCAACAGCATGGATTCGAGATCCATGCTGGAAAAGCAAACCCACCTATCCGAGACAGAGAGAACACGGTCAATGGAAAACTCAGGGCAGCCAACGGAAGAGTCACCCTGACAATCAGTCCGGCGTGTAAGCTGCTCAAGCGTTACTTGGCCTTGTATACTGTCAAGGACAAGCCAAAGCAGAAGGAGATGTCTCATCTAATCGATGCGATGGGATATCCAATCTGTCGGCTATTTCCCCTCGCGAACTTCGAAGTCCGCGAAGTCAGGTTCTCGACATGACCATGCTCCATCCGAAATACAACGAAGCGAAGACGGTTTGGGACCGAACGGCGGACTGCATCCGTGGACAACGCGCCGTGAAGGCCAAAAGCGCTGTCTACCTCCCACGCATTGCAATAGGGACGAAATACGAAAACGAAGATTACAAAGATTATCTACATCGCGCCGTGTTCTACGGCGCCACGGGGAACACTGCGGAGGCTGTCGAGGGAGCAATGCTCCGAAGAGACCCGACTGTCACTTACCCAGACAGATCCTCTTCTGATTTGGAGGAGATTGGAAGCGCGGACGAGAGCCTCGTCTCTATGATCCGAAGTTCCGCTAAAGAGCTTGTCGCGAAGGGCCGCGTTGGCCATCTCATTGATGCGGACTCCGACGGGACGCGAGTGTTCGTCGCTCGGTACGAAGCCGACACGATCTTAAACTGGTCAAGATCCAAGGTGAATGGCAAACTCCAGCTCACGCTTGTCGTCCTTCTCGAAGTCGATTGCTATTCGGACATTTCGGATCTAGAGAATAAGGGAATCGTCCAAGTAGAGGTGACACGATATCGAGTCTTGCGCTTGGACGACGTGAATGGAGAATGGATCTATTCTCAGCAAATCTATCAGAAGTCTGAGAGCAAATCAAAAGACTCTAATCAGTATATTCTGGTCGATTCTTTTATCCCGACCATGTTTGGCGGACGCACGTTGGACTTCATCCCGTTCTGGATCACAGGTACGTCCGACAATAGCGATCCAGATCCTACAGATCCGCCGCTTCTTGCGGTTGCGGATCTCAATCTTGCACACTATTGCAACAGCGCGGATCTGGAGCACGGGATGCATTACACTGCACTCCCGACGCCTTGGGTGAAGGGCTTTCCCAAAGAGAGTACGCTTCAGATCGGATCTCGAGTTGCTTGGGTCACGGACAACACGGACGCAGATGCGAAGATTTTAGAGTTTACTGGAGCAGGACTCAAGTCCATCTCAGAAGCGATGGAGACAAAGAAGCGTGAGATGTCCGTGCTTGGGGCACGCTTGTTTGAGGACACCAGACAGGCAGAGTCTGGCGAAGCGCTGAAGCTGCGACAGTCGGGCTCAAGGAGCGTGCTGGCAAGCCTTACCAACTCCTTGTCCAGCACGTGGACAAGCATCCTGCAATCTTTCTGGATGTGGATGCACATAGAAGAGCCCTCACAACCGATCTCAGTTGTAATCAATA